CTTGGAGATACAGTAGACATTAAGAATACTCGTCCTTATACTGCTATGCAGTTAAATCTCAACCCCTTGATGGCAGCTTTTCAATGAAATATATTCCTCAAGTTGATGACTACGTTGTATGGAAACGTCCCGGTCACAGTGATGAGGGATGGGTTTATTTCAAGTGTGATGACTCTATTAGCATCGAAGTCGGTGTTAAGGATAAACCTCACTGTGAATATACTGTAAATGAAAAGCACAAAAAGATTCATGTTCTTGTAGTTTGTCCACAGTTTATGTGGCATGAATTGGAATATGTCAGGAACAGGAGAGATAATAATGTTGATGAATATAAATCTCAACAGTATAGACACAAGGATCCTTGAATGAGTTATGTCAAGAATTGAAATTTATCCAATATCTTACTACAAAGGAAATGTAGAGGATAATGAAAAACTGAAGGGTATGATTATGCCTTTCGTCGAAAAGACCAAAGATAATTGTCGAACACCTGAAGGATGGTTGACAACAAATATCACAACGTCTTTTGAAAATGATGAGATAAGTAGAAATTTATCAGACAATGTTGAGCTGAAGAGACAATACTTTAATGTCATCAAACGATTCTTTGATGAGAAATTTACTGTGCAGATTGATGAGATCTGGTACAACAGTTACAGCAATGGTGAATATCAAGAGGCACACAATCATGTAGGAGATCCTATCAATCCTACCCATTTTGCTTGTGTTCACTTTTTATCGTTTGATCCAGAGATTCATGCACCTCTGACATTTGCTGATCCTTTAGCTTTAATCAGGGGACACTCCATTGATATGAATAATACAAACTATTCTGAAAAGTATTGTCCACCAGTGGCTGAAGGTGATCTGCTTATGTTCCCATCTTATTTGGATCATGAGGTTAAATCTTATCCACCAACACCAGACAAACCAAGAGTTACAGTTTCATTTAATCTAACTGTAATGAGCTACGGGAATGATAATGATGCTTAGAGTTTACGATGACTTCTTAACAGAAGAAGAGCAAGACCACGTTTTAGATTATTGTGAGGGAGCATCATACAGATATGGTGAATCTGATGATGGTGATACACCACCTACAGGGGTGACTCATGATATTCCAAACAATCAATATGTTCATGAATTGTTCTATGCCAAGACACAACCATTGGTGCCTGAAGGATTAACATTCTACAGAATGTATATTAACTGCTTTGCACCCAGAGAAGTGCCTTATTTTCACACAGATGGTGATAAAGGTGTGACTTTCTTATACTATCCTCAACGTAGTTGGCAACCGAATGATGGTGGAGAGACACAGATATATGTGCAAGGAAATATACAGGGAGTGGTGCCACTTCCTAACCGATTGATGATGTTTGATGCACGATTGTTGCACAGGGCAACATCATTTAGAGATAGACATCGGTTCACTATTGCTGTAAAATATGATTAAAATTTGGGAAATATGGAAGTATGCCATCGGAAGTTTCAGTGACGACAAAACAGCTCCTTACGATAATTACGTTGCTGGCATACGCACCATTATATTTGTTAGTTACATGGTCACTAACGCTTTTATTGTATCTGGAGTATTGAGACACTGGAATGATGTACCAAGTGAAGTATCTAAAACCAAAGAAGAAAGGTTATGCACAGCACACAGCAACTTTCGTTAAAATTGATGATGCAATCTTCTGGGAAACTATCAAAAAGAAAGAGGGATGCAAAGACTTTCAAATCCTAGTTAAGTAAGCCGGCCCTCTAAAGTGTTCCACTAATGTAATCACCAATTTTATGGATTATTACCTGACTGAGCAACAAGTTGAAGAACTGGTCAATTTCGATCATGTTTATCAAGATCTGGAAGATCTGATCGAAGATGAACAAGACTTCAACATGAAAGAATACCTTAACTCTAACATCGATTATTGATATGAAATCATCTGAAATCCTGTATCAACTCCAAGACCTGCGTGAAATCTGGCGCAAGCAATCTTTTACATTTACTATTGAACAACAGCGACGATATGACGAATTGGTTACAATGCGTCGTGCCAGAGTTGCTGAGATGTATGAGAATGATCTAGTTTACAAACCTGGAGCATCTAAATAAAAGGAGGTAAGTTCTTTTCTCAGATGAAAACTTTTCAGGAGTTCATTACTGAAGTATATG